CCGGCGCCGCCTCAGCCTCCGGCGCCGGCAGCGAGAGCAGCTCGTGCGTGCGCTCCAGCGCCGAGCGGCCCGAGGTGAGCCCCGCGGTCTTGGCGTCGATCAGCGGCTTGAGGGCAGCGGCCACGTCCTCGCTGCGCAGCTTCGGCGTGGCAATGTAGGGGTAGGCGGCCTGCGGCCCGAAGTTCCACGTGATCAGCGCCGGGATCAGCTGCGTGTTGATCGGCTCCAGCAGGTCCCCGGCGAGCGCCTCCTCTGCGAGGACCCAGGGATCCTGCATGGCCGTGGACGCCGACAGGCTCCCGTTCGGGGTCGTTCCCGCGGACTGCCAGCCCTGCAGGAAGGCGTCCCGGATGTCTCGCTTCAGGAAGTCGATCGCGTCGGCGATGGCCTTGCCACCGTCGGGGTTGCCCTGCTTCCAGCTGATCTCGACGCCAGTGCGGAAGCGCCCGAACGCGCCCTCATGCGCCCGGAGGTTGCCGAGCCACTCGTCAATGTCCAGGAGGTCGGCCGGGGTCGTCCCCTTCTCCACGTTCGCAACGGGAACGCCAAGCGCCTCGCGGTCCATCCAGATCCCGAGGAGTTTCAGCCCGTCCAGGACGAGCTTGATCGGCATGTGGCACGGACGCAGCCAACTCTCGCCCGTGGGGTCGTCGCCGCTGGGCTCGACCGTGTGCACCAGCAGCGAGTCCACCGGGAGCGGCTCGAAGGTCTGGGCGCCCCCGTAGACCCGCTGGACGATCCCGGTGAGCACGCCGCCCGTGAACAGCCAGCGGTAGATCGTCCACGGCGGACGCGGCGCCAGCCTTGCCAGCGTGGTCTGCCGCCTGGTCTTGTCGTACCGACACACGACCTCGGAGACAGCGTGGCCGTTGACGATCGCGGTCCGGGCGGCCTCGCGGAGGTACCGAGAGAACCCTGGCTTCAAATCCTCGAACAGCGCCTTGCGGATGAACTCCGCGTGCGGGTCGAGGTTCTCCGTCCCCTTCCGGTCCCGCGCCTTACCGTCGGCCGGGGTCACGTCGGCGCCGGCCAGGGCGAGGACGATCGGCAGCACCGCCCCACGGACAGACTGCGCGCAGGCGGAGATCGTCTTCGCGCCCTTCTCGTACAGGCCGAGGGTGGTCACGTCTCCGTACGTCCGCGAGTCCACAGCCAACTCGCTGTTGGGCTCGCGCCGGTAGAGCCGACCACCGGGAGCGTAGAGGCCGGAGCTGCCCACCGGAGCGAAGGAGGGGACGAGCATGTGTCGTGCCTCCTTCGCTGCGGGGGTGGGGATGCTACGGGCTGCGGCTGCGGCTTACGCGAAGGTGATCGCGCCGGAGACGATCCGCTTGCCATTCGGCAGCACGAGCACCAGGTACCAGGTGGCGGCGCCGGCCTCGGTCACCACGAGATCGATGTCACCGTCGGACTCGCTCGTGAGCATCCACGCCTTCGCGCCGGCGATCGGCGTCTCGGTCGAGTCGGTGAACGCCGCCGTGGTCACGTCGGAGGCGTTGGTCAGGTCGTCGGTGTTGGCCGTCCAGTCGCCCGCGTTGTTCTCGATGGCGATGTGACCGAGCGAGACGTTGCCGGCGTCGGCAGCGGGGAGCGCCGCGAGGGCGGTGGGCGCGTCGTCGTACGCCTGCGGGGTGCCGACGACCTTGGTGCTGACGGTCCCGGCGGCGTTGATCTGCACGCGGATGCAGCCGAATTTGAGCGCGGTGATGACGTGCGCGGCGGTGAACACGAGCGCGGTCGTCGCCGCCTTGGTGTGCGAGACGCCACCGATCAGGAAGGCCGAGGTCTGCCCGGTCTTGAACTTCTCCGCCACCGAGTCGATCGCGAGGTTTCCGTCCACGAGTAGCGCGTTGGTGAGCGCCGGGGTCACGGGGATCGCGAGCCCGTCCGCGCCCACGGCGACGCCACCGCTCGGGGCGGTGGCTGCGATGCTGTCGCCCGTCGAGTCGTCGGAGAGGTAGGCGTAGAGCGAGGCGCGCTCGGCCATGTCGCCGCCGGCCGCGTTCTTGAGCTGGATTGTGAGCGCGATCGTGGTGCCGGCGTCCGCGCCGACCCCGATCGTGTGGACGCCGAGGGGGGCGAGGTTGAGCTTGCCGAGCTCGGCGGTGGTGGTGGCGAGGCCCGCGAGCTTCTCCAGCTCGGCCTCGGTCGTGGACAAGCCGGCCAGCTTGTTGATCTCGGTGGCGGTGGCCTCGATCGCGACCCCGCCCTTCTTGATCTCGGTGAAGTCCATCGAGTTGACGAGCCCGCCCGTGGTCGGGATCACCGCCTTGTTCGCGGCCACGGTGCCGGGGGTGATCCCGTCGAGGTAGCCGAACTCGGTGACGCTCAGGTCGGCGGTCTCCTCGAACGTCATGTAGCCGGAGCCCTTGAGGTGGGCGAAGTACGTGCTGGTGTTGTCGACGGCTGCGACGATCGCGGACTCCCCGGGAGCCAGGGCGGTGGCGGTGCCAGGGACGGTGATCGGGCCACGGATCCGGCCGGTGTTGGTGCAGCGCATGGTTGCAGACATGGGTCAGCCCTCTTCCGAGTAGCGAGAGCGGCCCGGAGGCGCCCCGCGGGTTGTCGTTGCGGAGCCGGAGCCGAGCCCGGCGAGCTTCTCGACGGCGCCGCTCAGGCCGTCCACCTGGTCGTCATGCGCGCCCGCGGGGAAGCCCTCGATCTCGTCCAGGAACGCCGAGTTCCAAGGGCCTCGCACGATGTCGACGTTGCCGGCTTCGGCAGCGGCGTTCACCGGGTTGGCGCGCGTGCGCTTGTCTCCCGTCGGTCGGTTGCCGCGACAGGAGAAGCCGCGCAGCACCGCCCGCTGGTAGTGATCCACGGTGTTGACGCCCGCGCTTCCGGGCTCCTGCTCGATCCAGACTTCCACGTCCGGGCCGTCGATCTCCGCGGTCTGCCGCACCAGCGCCTCGACGGCGCCGGGCTTGCCTCGCATTCGGCGCACGTCACAGACCGTGTAGCGGCCGCGGCTCTCAGCGACGAGGGCGCCTACGGTCCAGTCGGGGTCGGTGCCGGGAGCGGGCTCGGTCGCGGCGAGGTCCCAGTAGCGAACCCGGTGCGTGCCCGCCGGGGCGGCGTCGACGGTCTTGAACCACTCGCGGCGGAACAGGTTGCCGGCGGCGCGGACCGTCCAGTCGCCATTCTCCAACTGCGCCCGCGTCACCGGGTCGAGCTGCCGCAGGCTCTCCCGGTACTCGTCGCGGTCGAGGTGCGGGTTGTCGTCCAGCCGCGCCGGGATGAACGGCCGTCCCTGCTGCGCGCCCTCGATCAAGAACCGCTGCCGCACCCACTCGTGCCCGAGGCCACCGGGGTTGCTTGAGCCCCGCTGCCGCATGGGGATCTTGGAGCCGGCGAGCCGGCGACCGCGGGAGAGTAGGTAGCGGTACTGGCTCTCCGTGAACTGCGTCACCTCATCGAAGCCGACGTAGTGGAACTCGCTGCCCTGGTAGCGGTACTTGTCGATCTCGGTTTCCAGGTAACCGAACGTCAGCGTGGCCCCGCTCGGGAACGTCCACGTCTTGCGCTCGCCGCTCCACCGCGCGGCCGTGCCACCGAGCCACTGGTGCGCCCGGTCCATGAGCGCGCCCGGCAGGCTCAGGTCTGCGAACGTCCGCCGAAGCAGCAGGGCCGCGTAGCCCGGAACGTCCGCGTGCTGCAGCGCAGCCATGAGCTGCGCCGAGCTCTTGCCACCGCCAGCGGCCCCGCCGTAGAGAGCCTCACGGGTTTCGAGCAGGAGGA